AGCATTAGTCCAGAAGTTTGCGCCGTAAACAAGTTGACGCGCGTTTGTGGTGGTGTTTGCGGTAGGAGCCTGAAGAGTGCCTCCGCCAACAAGTTCGATCTGCACGATGTCGCCATTAGCTTCCTGCGGCATTACAACTTCGGTCTCGCCTTCGCTCCAATGCACAGCAAAGATTGATGTTCTGCTTCCGGAAGAGCCGGAAAGCTGTGCAACTACATTGCCGTTGGCTTTAGCGATCTGGTGCAAGCCCTTGAACGCGCCAGGCACGCCAAAGGTTGGATCGTCACCATAAATCATTGCTTTTGCAAGTAGCTGTAGGATTGACCGCATATAAGTCATGGTGCGATTCTTATCGTTCAAGAATCCCTGAATGCCGCCCCATTTCTTGGCGAGTATTTTGTCGATTTCAACAAGTCGCTCGATTGCCGGGAGCTGAATGCTGCCCAGTATGCTGTTTGACATTGTGGCAACAATTGAGCCATTGATTGCGCGGACTGCGGCGTCTCCGTCATCTGTCTGCACCTCAAATTCGTGACGCAGATAATCACTGCTGAATCCGAATTGTGCCGTTTCTAAAATACCCAAGCTTTTAACCAGGTCGGTTATGATAGGAGCTTGTTCGCTTTGTAGCGAGATAAGAAAATCTCTGATATTCATGTTTTACCTCATGCTTTTTTTTGTAATGCTTTGCCGAAGGTGTAGGGTTCTTTGGTTTCGCCGCCCCCCGGATTGCTCTTTCGCTGGAAATCCGTTTTGGTATCAGCAGGATCGTCGGCAAATACTCCCGCTTTTTCCAATACAGAATACAATTTCAGGTTTTGTGCGGCGGTGTCGGCATCAAGCTCTTCGCCTTCTGCCGGGATTGAGAAGTCAGGCATCAGCGCGGCAATCTTGTCTTTGCGCTTATCCGTATCACTTGCCAAAATCTTTTGCAATTCTTGATGTTTAGCTTTCCATAGATTCAGGGTTTCGGTTTTCTTGCTTTGCAAAAGCTCGTCATATTTGGCAGCCTTCTCTTTAATCGAATCAAGTTCTGGATCCGCTTTCGTGGCATCCGCCAGTTTAGCGTTAAGCGCATCAATCTGACTTGACATCTCGGCAATTTTCAGTCTGCGCTCTTTTGATTCGTTGTTTGCTGCGGATAAGTCCGCAAGCACGGTGTTAGCCTCTCGCTTGGCATCTGCCAGCAGAGAAAGAATGTCGTTTCCCGCATCAGCAGGAAGTGAGTTCGTAATCTTATCCAAGATTTCTTTTAGTGCCATGTTGTCCTCATTCGTTGTTAAATGTTATTGATTTCCAATTTGATACAGCAGTTGTGCTTGCGCCAACTGATACATAATCATCAATTCTACGATATGCCATATTCACCTCACGTGATCGTAATAGTATTCTTTTGTTATTTGCATAAATGAGTGGCGGCACTCATACGTCCGCTCCGGTGCGCTATAAGATTCAAATTCGATGCGCTCTTCTTCGGTAAAATATGGCGCATTAGGAAACATCGCATTAACATCCATACCGGTGCCTTCGCGACAGACCGGGCGCGTAACATCGTCTTGCGGACCCTCGTATATCCAAAACAATTCGCCATCATAATTGCGAGCGGCTTCGTATTGCATCATTTGGATAAACTTTGCGCGGCTCGTGTTCACATAAGTGGTAGCATAGCGCACAAACTGCTTATCCAGTATTGCTTTAACCGATTTTACGAGTTCGGAGATGTTCGTTCCGCCAAAAATACTGTCGCCAATAATGGCATGAATCTGGCGCGCCACATCATTGCCGAGATTGCCAATCCGCGCATTCCATAGCGAGTTGAATGCACTTATCGCAGATTGGCTTGTCTTCGTGAATGCCAAAGGAACCGCTCCGGGAACACTTGACTTTTTCATTGTGCGCAGTAAATCATTTTCTTTTTCGTTTAACCGGGTTACAAGCTCGGTGTATCCGGCTGCGCGCAGCTCTTCTAAAATTGATCCATAGATTTGCGCCCACAGCTGGATGTTCTCTTCTGTGTTCAGCAGATGCCCGCCACTGGAATCAAGCTCGCGGATTAGTGAAGCAATGCGCGCTTCCAATCGTCTCGCAATCTGCTGCATATTGCGCTCAAACCACGCGGTTTGTTGATCAATTTTAGTCGAAACTGCTTTATTCATCAAATAGCCCCTGGTCAATGTTTGCCGCGCCAATGCGGAAGCGATTGTTGTCGGCGTCAATGCGCTCAATTTCCTTTTCTGCATCCTCACGGCTCAAGTCTTGATTGTCCAGCATGATGGCGTCTACGCGGCTCATTGTGCCGTTGGAAATCTTCAGCGTGCGCACTTGCTCTTCCTCTAACGGATTTTGTTCAATCGCGATGTCGGCAAAGTCAATCGTGATATCGGCATCTTCCGGCATGTTTATATTGCTATTAAGCCGTTTGCAATCCATGATGAGCTGCACGAGATCACGCAATGGCTCTCGATAGATAGATCGCTTTTCCACGTTATACGATATAACATCGGATTTTGACAGGCGCAATTGATACCCGGAACTGAATGAGCTTCCTTGCTTGATTGCTTCCGCGCTAATGCCCATAAGAGACGCCGCAAGCGCTATATTGTCGTTAACGATATCCCAGACCGTCTGAAGCTGCGGCGATGGCGTAGCATAGCCAATAGAGCCGCTCACATTGCCGGTTACAGGATCGCGAGGGATGTTGATGTATCGCTGAACGCCTACATTAAGCTTCGCGCCTTCCGGCATGCCAGATGTCCACATTGTGCTGAATGATTGATAATCCAGCGCAACATCAAGATTGGTCAGCTGGATATTGGCGCGCAGGTTGGCGTCTACCATCGGAAATTGACGATCAAGCCAAAACGAGTCAATTGCCATATCAGTGCGAAACCAAGCAATTGGGATGCGACCGTATGGATTAGGCTGAGGCGGCTCAATGTCTGAGTCAATCGTTCCATCCGTTTTCAGAGTCACTACGCGATATGAGTCATCCGTCCAGAGCGCATACACATCAGAGCGCTCTGCAATCGGAGTGTTGAACTTATTCCGGATTGTGTAAGCCACAGCCACGGCTTCGGTTGGGTCAACGTCATCTTGCCAAACTATGCAGCGATCAGGCGTAATGAAGTCCAACTTTATTTTGCCTGTTCGCGGATTAAAAATTGGCGCAATGCCGATCTGATTGCAAGTCTCTGCGTATCGATCAATAACGCGCAAAGAACCAAATAAGTTCACGCCATCAAGCAAATCAGTAAAATGTTTAGCCAAATTATCTGACGCTCCATCTAATACGATAGACGGGTCTTGCTGGAATATCTTGGCAAGCTGGCGGGTTAGCGCGCGGGACAAATCTGTCGCAACAATATAGTGTTGCAGATCGGTATATGTGTCCGGGTATCGACTCTTAATTTTCGCCAAAGTATACGATTCTTGGTTGTAGTTGTAAAAGTCGATCGCCATGCGCGTAATTGCGCGCCGCTGTAAATCGTCCTGCATTATGCTATTCACTTTTGCTCTGCGTATTAAATCTAAGTTCATGCTACATCCCAGGGTGCTTGTTCTTGTTTCACTAATGCGTCAACAACAATTATATTGCGCATTGCATCAGAAATATGTGTCAGCATTGTGTTTTTCGGTTTTATGATAGCGCCAGCCGCATCGGTGACTACCTGCTCAAGATCGTTAATCAAATTTTCACATCTTGGATCGATATGGATAGCATTATGCGCAAATGCGCCATTGACGATATTGAGCGATCTGCGTTGCGTTATGCCGTGTCGATACCGGACATCAAAGCCTCTGCGCTTCAGTATTTCAATATCGCTTGCGTCAGATGATGTCTTACGCGCAATCCCGGTAGGATCAGGATAGCAGCGCAATACGCGATTCGGATAGTCTTCTGCCAGCAGGTCTGACAACAGATATGTGTTGGCGTTCAAGAGATAGTATTCGGCAAAGAAAAAGTAATGTGTGCGCTCGTCAATTTCGCTTTCGCGGGTATAGCACAAAGCAGCCGTCATTGGGTTGACATTGAAATCGATGCCCACAAGGATCACGTCGTGCGGCTCAGGCATCGGAACGCTATGCACGTGAACATCCCGGCGGAAGGCATAGTGCGCTTGCATATTGTTCAGGTTAACAAATTGACCACTAATATATGCCATAGCCATCTGTTCATCATAAGTATTGAGCAAATCATTAATGTATTCGGCGGGTAGATATATATTCGATCGCGTATCGGCATGAATGATGGATGTACCAGGATTCGGATTCTTCTTCAGCACCTCGTAACAGGTTGAAAAGCCTTCCGGTGACGAAACCAAAAACAATTGAGCGTCTCTGCGTCCACGCAAGCGTTCCCTTGCCCGGCGGATAGCGATCTTACCTTTCTCCAAATCAAGCGTATCAATCTCGTCAAAACCGAAATCGGTGAACGAAAAGCCCTTGATCCGCTCCGGATGGAATGCAGACACTATCTTGACTTGACCTTGTTCGGTTTTGATTGTAAGTTCTGATTTGTTCTCTACATATTTGATTCCCGCCATATCCAACATATCGCAATACGGGTAGAAGAACAGTTCCTTCGCATCGCCATAAGATGGATAGCCGATGCCGACATTACTCCTGCCGGTTGCGCCCGGTCTACTGATGTGGCAGATGAAAGTTTTTGCCAAAAACGCTGCAGTCTTGCCAGATCCGAGCCCACCGATTAGACCAAGCGTTCTGCTCCAATCATTGAGGAATTGCCATTGATGCGGCAAATAATGATCTTCACAAAAGTTAATCTTCATCGGATTCCGCCAACCGCGCTGGGCGCATGCATATTTCGGGTTTGTTGTGGTCTTGCGGCGCATCCGGGACATCTTTCTGCCCAAGATACTGCTTACCAAGCCATACTAATAGAGTAGGATTTCTGTCCTCAATCGCTGATTTTACCTGCGCTTCGGATAATTTCATCTTCATTCCAGAAAATCCTTTTTTATACTCCTTGGAAAATTCAGATTTATCGTCTTGCATGGCAGCTCGGATTGTATCCACGCTGCAGTCGATCTGCTCAGCCATTGTGTCGTATGTAGCGCGGAAATAGCCAAATATTTTGGCTAGCTTTGGATCAAGCTCAATGCGCGGTCTGCCTACGGATTTCTTTGGCTTGTCTTTTTTGGTCGTTGCCATATTATGCGTCCCACGGCATGCCGATGCCGAAGTGTCCCCACTCTGCTGTTTTTTCATAATCAATATCACGAAGCCCAAGCGTATCGATAATTGCTTTTGGTGTCAAATTGTAGTGTGAAATGTCAACATGATTTCCATCGGCAATACACTCCGTCATCACCGGATCAGGAACGCCGATTGCATACGCAAGCGAAACGATAACTTCTTTTGCATTTTTCTGGCGCAAAATGTCGACGGCAATTTTTCTTGCCATATACGCAGCAGAGCGATCCACTTTGGTGGGGTCTTTTCCGCTAAATGCGCCGCCGCCAATGGGTGTTCTGGTTCCGTAGTTGTCTATCG